TTGTTATACAAATCTATAAGGTACTGTGGGTAATTGTTTTTATATTCACCGTCACCGTAGCCAATCCAATCTACGCCATTTATTTCAACGCTTTTAGGTTGTACTTCATTAGTTAAATTAACATTTATTAGTCTTTCTTTCATTATTGTATAGTTAATTGAATTGTACCAAATACTCTACTACCATCAGTAGAATTACATTGTATAGTAACTATTCTGCCTCTACTTTTCATACCTGATGTTACTACACAAGTAGCGCCTGTATTGTTTGCGGGTATACTAGCGTTTACTGCATCAGATGTAGACCAATGATATATAGTTTTTTCAGTAGCATCTGTAGGTGTAATAAGAGCTGCTACTGTAATTGTCTGTCCTCTATCTCTTAATATTGCGCCTTTTGGTATTATTAAATTTAAGCGAGTAATTTTTTTAAAAGATATTGCGCTATGGCTTTCTATAAATGTTAATTTTTTTGCTTTTTCTTTATCTGTATTTTCAAATGTGCGAGCCGTAGCTACTTTAGTTTTTTCGCTTGTGCTTAAAGCGTTTTTTTGTGTGCCTGTCTTTATTGCAACCTCGTATACATCGGCGCTAGCATCTATAGCGTACGGCTTATCTATACTTGTGCCACTTGGATAACCTAAAGCGGCATTAGCTTTTGCTATAATTGTATTGCACTCTGCTTGTGTTCCTGTAAAAATTTCTCTAGCCATTATGTCATACTATTACGCGCTTTCATATCTGCTCTTACATCTGCACACTCTGAAACGCTTAGTTTTCTATTAAAAATTACTATTTCATCTATATAGCCTTTTACATAAAAGCCACTACTGTCTACACTTACTGCACCAAATTCCATTTTATGATTACCACTATTAGCCTTTGATTGCGTTGTAACTGTAGTAAGACTACCACCATCTTTATCTGTACTTATAACATTACTTGTATCGCCTGCACTAGTACCACCACCATACACCATTTGTATTATAGTTTTTGTATCATTTGTAATTTTACCGTTAGTAGTAGTAGATAAAAAACTATTATCACCTGTGCCACTACCTTCGGTAATAAGTTGCCATAATTGGCTAGGTGTACCGCGCATTTCTCCCCATATCAAAGTATCTAGCGTGCTATTACTGTTAGTTGCGTTTAATAGTGCGTTAAAGTTATTATCAGATATTAAAGTAAATTCTACTACTAAAAAAACTGAATACGCAACAGAATTAGGTACTGCGCCATTAGTTATATCCATATAACTCTGTGCAACATCGCCAAAGTTAACGCGCCCACTTTCATAAGTAGGGCGTTTATTAGTTGCAGTAGTATTAGTTAGTGTATGATTATTACCACTAGCATCTGCCCAAGATACTAAATCTGTACCGTCTACAGTTTGCCCTGTGTTAAAAGGGTACCAAGCTACTAAACCACTTAGACTATCTATACTAAACCCAGACATACTTTCTAGGTTTTCTGCCCTTTGATTTATACCTAAACCTAGTGCTAATTTCATATCTTAGTTATTATAACCTATTGCTAAACCACTAGTTAATGTGATTGCAGTAAAAGGTGCAAATATAACGCTACCCGCAGGTATAGTTTTACTATCTAAATTACTATCGTTAGTTGCACCTGTTATAGTACAATTTGTTATTACGCTTTCATTTACAAAATGTATAGCGTAAAAGTCTTTACTAGTTTGTGCCGCAGTTGTAAATACTTCTATAGTACCTTTTTTACCAAGTTGTTCGTTTAGCAAGTCTGCTACATTTTTTGTTGCCATAATTTATATGCTTAAATATTGTGTGTTACTATTTGTTGTGTTCTTGTTGCTTGTAGGTGTGTATTCGGTATATAATACCTCTGTTACGCTTGCATCTTTAACTAATGCCTTGCCTCTTTCTATAATTCTAGAAGATGTTAGCGTACTATCGTTACTTAAATCGTTTGTCGTAACTTGATATATAACATAGGTATAAAAACCCTCTGCACCTAAACTAATATGTGTACCCTCTGTAAAACTCATACTACTATATCGTGGTTTTACTATTTCTGTAGGGTATACAAAATAGTCTTGTTTTGTCATATCGTTAGTAAACTTAATAAATATAAAAGGCGAACTAGCTAACCTTTTTTTACTTGTAAGGTTAAAAAATAATTCATTAGCTACACCTTTATTTATTACTACCATACTATAAAATATAAAAATTTGTATTTTATTTACTAAAAAGTCAAAAAAAAAGGGCAAAACGCCCCTTTTTCTTTGAATATATTAACTATTATGTTACAGTTACAGTAAAGTCTGAATTGTCAAATGGTACGCTAGTATATGCGTTAACAAATAAACAAGGTATAGTTTCCATACCTACAAAAGTTAAGTCATAACCTGACATATCACCAAAAGCTACACCGCTATTTGCAGTGCCTGTTGTCATTTCCATACCGTTCTCACTACCACAACACCATATTTGTCTTTTACCATTTGCATCTACTGCATTAGTTTCTACAAATAATAAAAGTCTATTTTGTGCTAGTAGCTTAATTTCGTTTGCATCGCCTACAGATAGTTTGTGCAATTTTATATTTACAGATGGCTCATAAAATACCGTACCATTTTCTGCACTTGCAGTAATAGTTTCTGTAAATGATGCCGTACCTCTTACGAGATTGTATTTATATAATTGCGCAGGCGATAAATCTAAATCAGTTATTGCACCGTTACTAGATGTAATTGTAGCATCTTCTAGTTGGCAGAAATAAACCGCCTTAACGCCACCTATTGCATCTTTGCAATCTAATGCTCTACCTGTTGTTAATTCACAAGCCATATTATAATTGTTTTGTAATTATAGGGGGTTTTTACGCCCCCTTTAATTGTGTTAATACTAGTCTAATCTTACGATGTCGCCACCTTGTGCGTGTTGAACAGCGCCCGTGAATTTAGCCACTACTCTAATATTATCGCTCCCATCTAGGTCACTCATATCTAGCATACGAATTTCAGTGTGGTCAGATAGTAAATCTGTACCAAAGAATAAATTACTCTTTTGTGCCGCACACATTTTGTCATCTACCATACCACTACATACTGCAATTTTAACGCCCTCAAACTCTGGTGTATATTGCCCCATGTGATTAAAAGGAAATGCAGACAAAGCGGATATAGCAGAAATGTACAATCTGTAAGACTTAGGCGACATATAGATGTATAAATCCTCCTTAGTATATACTGCACTAGGTACTGCGGCTACTAAACCTTGTAAGTTAGCAATAATGTTAGATGATGTAAATGCAGTACCTGCGCCACCCGCATTATCTGCCTCTACAATAGCCGTATCGTTTTCAAACAAGCCATTACCTGCTTGCATAAAACCTGTAAACTCACCACCATTAGAGTCTAAACCATTCCATATAGATGTTTCTACGCTATCTGCGATAGTTTGAGATAGGTAAGATACTACAAACGCAGTAAAATCGCCACTCATATCTCTATTGTGTGCGCCTGCTTGCATTTGTGCCGCTTGCCAATCTGCTAGTAAATCTTTTTTACATAAATCAACATTGATTTGTAATTCTTTAGGATTTAACACTCTTTCTGTAAGTGTTAAAGTACCTGCATCAGTAAAATCACAAGATGCGTCTGCAATTAAGCTAGCGCCTGCAACTTTAGTAATGTTTCTTTTATATTTAACATTCTCTAAGACAGTTAAATATTCTAGTGATGTTGCACTTTTTAGTGCGGCGGCAATATACTGCCCCGCGTGTTCACCACTATAATTTGATGTTATTGAAAAACTCATTTTTTATTTATTATTTAGGTTATACATAAACTTTTCTCTAGCAGATAATTTTTTATAATCTGCTCTACTTAATTCTACTCTAGGTGTAGTATTTTTTGCGAATTTGTGCGCCTTTACAGGCTCTGCACTAGGCTCGTTACCTAATTCTTTAACTTGTTTAGACAATTCTAGGTTTTCATTTTGTAAGTCTACTATGTTTTCGTCTTTCGCTAAATTTTCGCCTCTTAATTCGTCTAATTCGGCAGATATTCTACTAATATCTTTTTGTACTTCTTCTAGTAATTCTTTTACTACAGTACCTACCTCTGCTAGCATAGTTTCTGTGCTATA